GTTACCGAGGTCGTATCAATCGGCCCCGGGAAGATGATGTCGATCTCTTGGGAGAGGTCGTTGCCAACGGCCCACAGCCGCTGCTGAATCTTGACTTGAGAGGGGTCGAGAGGGATCGATAGGGACGGCAGCGGGGACGATGCCGGCGGTGTCTTGAGGTTCAGATCGCCTGTGGTGAAGGACCACTCGTAGTTGAAATCGAGGGTGGTTCCATCCGCACCCTTGACGGCGTCGCTGCTGAGCTGGGAAGTACCTACGATCAGAACGGTGTAGGTGACGTTGGGGCGGAGCGGGCGGCGCGGCGTGAAAGTGACCACCGTGTTCCCGTTGGTGTCGGTGGAGAAGGTGAAGGCGCCTGGGATGTACTCACGGCCGGTCTTGACCCGCGGATCCTTGGCGATCATTTCGTCGGGGCCGACAATGCCAGTCTGGCCAGGTCCCGTGAGAGAGAACGTGGAGCTGGTGATGGTGGTGGTGTCCATCACTACGCTGAAGCCGACCTTGATCACAGTGCCAAGGACCACATCGAGGGTACCCGATGCGGGTGAGGAACTGAGGATGCTAGGTACTGACATTTACTCTCCGGGTGATGGAGTATCTGGAAGATCCTCTTCGTAGATGGCCGTCAGACCTGTAGTTGCGGCTGCTGCTTCCTTTGCCTTGGGCTTGGGGATGCGAAGCTTTCCGGTCACTTGGATCTCTTCCAACATGCGCTGGTAGTCCTCATCGTCCTTGGGCGTGATGACGTAGGAGTTGCCCTTCTCATCAGTGCCCATCAGAACCCGAGGGCCGATCTCTTCGCCTTCCGTGACCACACTCATCGTCTGGGCCTTCACGGCCTTGTCAATGTCGGCGATGATCTTGGCGTGGGATCCGGCGGCGGCGTCGGTGCCGGTGACGTCCAGCAAGATCTTGTCGGCAAGCGCCTTACGCAGAGGCGCTTCCATGGCGAATGCAGGAACGATTTGAATGGGGGAGTTGCGAGTGACGCAGAAGCCGTAGCACTGAAAGCGGGGCCGGACGGCGGTGTTGAGCATCAACACCTTGCCAGCAAGCGGTTCTTCCGCGACCGGAGCGCTCTCCGGCAACACGATGAGACTGGGCATAGAGACCTCTGAATCCAGAGTCCGGCATTACCAGGCTCGATCCAAAGACAGCACCTAAATCAGGAAGGGCGGCAGCGTGTAATTCGCCGCCGCCCTTCGGGAGCACTTCCATGGTGCAGGTTGTGGTTAGGTTGCCGAGTTGACGTCGAGCGGAGATGTCGCATCGAATGCCATGAGCGTCGGATCCATGATGTCCTGGAAGGTGCTGGAAGCGTCCGACAGGTTGAACACCGAGCGTGCCGGCAGAACGAACTCGTTCGGGCGAACCTTCACGTTCTTGGCGACTGCGACTGCCTGTGCCTCGTGCAGGATGCCGAAGCCGTAGGTCTCTTCGATGGCCATGTAGTTCAGGCCATACCGCTGGTCGGTCCAGTCCTTCACATGTGCGTCCTCGCCAACGATCAAGGCGCCGAGGTTGCGCGACTCGAACATGAGAATGTCGGTGACGCGGTTGATTGGGTCGAAGTTGACGAACGGGGAGACCAGGATGCGGAATGGCAGGCCGAGGTAGTTCGGCAGCTGGAAGGCAGAGTCCTGGCGCTGCGGCAGGCCGGCAGGGTGCGAAGTCTGGCCGCCGGTGAGCTGGCCATTCTGGTACTTGCCTTCCTGACCTTGGCCGAGACCGAGTCCCTGGAAGTTGTAGAACTTGTTGCCAAGCGATGCCGGGTTGCCGCTCCAGTTGGCGAAGAAGGAACCGCCGCCAGCCTGGATTGCGAACTCACGAAGGACGGGGTCCTTTACCCACATCAGCCAGGTCATCGGGTGCACAAGCAGCGTGTCCGGGATGAAACCTTGGGCCATAACCTGGGCGTACATGTCGAAGATGTCGTCCAGCGTCATGGAGCCGTTGTACACGCCCTTGTAGTTACGACCGGTCGTGGGGCCTTTGATCGGCTGGACTAGCGCGCTGGTCAAACGGGCAGCTGTGCTGTTGTCATAGACAACAGTGCCGAGCTGCGAAATGAAGGAGAAGATGTACTCTTCCTTGTGACGCGCAAGCGCGTTGCCAGCCAGCCGCAGCCAGTAGTTGATCCACGGATAGCTGTTCTCCTTCACGAAGCGCTCGTGAATCTTGAGGCCGAGGCCGTGCCGCTTGACGGTCACGCCGAAGCTCTGCGCTCCACCGATGTTGATGTTGACGAACGGAACGTCGGCGCCGTCGGCAACTTCCTCTGCACGCAGGGGCTCGATGGCCGGGAACACCGTCATCATGCCATGCTCGTACTCGATCCGCTGCAGCAGGTGGGTGCCGATGAGCAGGGGCTCGATGCCTTCCTGCACCATCTGCGTCATGACGCGGGGAATGAGGAACGCAGCGTTCTGCACGTCCATCGCGTCCTTCATCGTGACGCGCTGCTTCACCTCTGGGTCATACCCATTGGTCCGAAAGATGGAATCGAGGCGCGCCAGATTCGAAACGTCGGCGTCTGACATCTGGTAAGAAGGGGTGCTACGCATGAGTGCATGCCTCCTGAAGGCAATTCAGTCCTGGTGCGGACAGAGAGTTGAGTTGGTGTGTTGAATCGAAGCCGACTAGGGTCTGGCGACCGTGACTTCAATGTGGTTACCGCAGCGAGGGCAAAGGAAGTCGCCAGCGATCTGGCCGGCAGAGTTCGCCCTCACGAGTTGCCGACCACACTTCTTAGTCGGGTCAGCTTCCCGGAGATTGTTGCAGCGGAGGCCGCCGTTGATGAGCACGGCCTTGCCGCTGGTGATGATCGTCTGCACCATTCGTGATGGTCCTGGTGGATTAGAGGTTGACGCGAACGAGAACCTGGGTGGAGTACTCAGGGCGCAGCGTCTTGCTCTGGTCAACGGCGTACACGAAGACCGCGTCAGTCGTGACCGAGATGTGGTACGGGAGACCGCGGGTTGCAGAACCGCCCATACGGATTGCCGCTGGGTTCGGGTCCACCATCGGACCGACCATCGGCCGGTCGAACTGGGTGCGCACGCGGTTCAGGAAACCAACCGGATTCAGGTTCTGGATCCCGATCACGCGCCCGATGATCTCGCCAGGGTTGTTGACGGCCGGGTTGTACGGAGCGTAGTTGCCGGCATCGCTGCCGTTCGCAGCAACGCTTGCCACAACCGGAGTGCCGAAGGAGAAGTTGCCAGCGCCAGTGCCCCTATTGCCAGTGAAGTGCGTGAAGGAGCGGCCGATGCCCTGGACGTAGCCCTGGATGCCGTCGCCGTTGGCGAGGGTCTGGATGGTCGTCGGGGTTGCACCGATCCACGGCAGCTTGAGAGCGAACTGCGTCTGGATGGCGGTGCCCATCTCGTGCATGTAGTTCATGACCGCGAAGTTGATCGGAACCACACCGTCGAGCACGTAGTTGATGCCGGTCGCCGAGCTGGACGCCGAGAGGTTCGTGCCAAGCAGAACACCACCGATGTACTGGTACACGTTGCGGACTGCGCAACCGATCGGGAGAGCCTTGCCGGTTGCGAACAGGTCGCAAGCCAGGGCGAAAGCGAGATCGCCAGCCTGGATGGTGATGACCTGACCGCTGGGCAGCGTTACCCGGTCGCCGGCGGCGCCGTCTGCCGGTGCAGCGAGAACTGCGTACTGGCCTGCAGCCGAAACGCGCGTGGAGGTCTGAGCATTGAAAGCGAACTTGACGTCGCCCGGACCATAGACAAGGACGCAGTACTGACCACCGAGAGCCGAAACACCGGTCACGCCGGTCACCGCCGCTGTAGCTGCGTCTGCCAGGGTCGTCACGAAGGAGGCAGAGACACCCGGGGTTACTGCAGTCAGAACCTTAGCGCCGTTGAGAGCGGCGTCCCCGCCGGTGAAGCCGGCGAAGTTCACAGTCTCGCCGAGCGCCCATGCGTGGTCTACAGCCAGGGTGGCCACGTCGCTCGCAATGGTAACCGAGGTCACAGACTTGGTCGAACCGTTGGGCTGAGCTCCGCAGAAGAGACCCGCCGGCACGAGGCCGCCGTTCTTGTCCTGACCAACGATCTGGTGCGCGCCGATCACGATGGAAGCCAACTTCGGGTGTCCCTGGTCCTGACGAAGGGTCGGGAGATAGGGCGCCGGGTAGGCGATGGGCAGCCACGGACGCAGCCATTCGGACGACTCAAGGTCGGGCGTGGTTTGGCCGATACGATCCTGTCCATACAACTGGCCGTAGTATTGGCCATTTACGTCGATCATGGTGGTTTCCTTTACTTACTTGGTCTGTGCAGAATCGAACTTGATCTGTCCGAGAAGCCGCAGCTGTTCGAGCGGAGTCATGAAACGGAGTTTGGTCAGGAAGCGTTCATGGGCTTCGTCAGCCTCTGCCTGGGCAGCGTCCGTCAGGCGTTCTCCAACGGGTGCCGTCTCCGAGATCTGCGTTTTGTCATCGACTGCCCCGGTAGCCTCGGCGGGCTTTGGTGCAGCAGTTTGAGAGTCTGTCCACTTCATACCGGACAATATGTCCGATACCGAGTCACGAAGGCTCGTGATGTGGCGCTTGGAAAGGGTGTAGATCTTCTCTGAGATCTGCTCTTGGCTCAGGTCCTTGTAGCCGTCCTGGCCCTTGAGCACGTTGCTCATGACGATCTGCTGTGCGAGGGCCTTCTTGGTAGAGACCAGCATCAGGTTGCGGGAGTCCTTGAGAGCCGTTACCTCGGTGGCGAGGGCGTCCTTCTCGGACATGAGGCCGTTGATGGTCTCATCCTTCTCGTCAACTTCAGCGCGGGTCAGGACAACGTGGTCCTTGTTGCCGGCGAGCCGTTGGAGAGCCCAGGCCACTTCGTCGTCGGCATCCCAGTCAGTGAGGACCGCGCGGACTGCGGAACGCAGGATCCAGCGGACGTCGTAGCTGTACAGTGCGTCCTTCGGGAGGGCGTCGTAGCTCCTGTCAAGCTCCTTGATGATGTCGACCAGGCGGGCGCGCTGTTCCGGAGGAACTTGCTTTTTCTCGGCAGCGTCCTTCATCACAACGGAGTCGATGAACTTGGCGGCGCGGGCATCCAGAGCAGCACTGTAGGTGGCGGAGATGCTGGCTGCAGCACTGTCGGTCTTCTTGGAGGAAACGACTTCGCACTTCAGGGTCTTGGACTTGCCGTCGATGCAGGCGAGGATCTTGGACTTGGTGCTGTCAGAGATCTTGGCGCGGCCAATCAGGCGGCGGCCGGCGGTGACGTGCGCGCAGTCGGGAATCGGGAAGCTGCCGTTCGGTCCGCAGAACGAACTCTTGGGGAGTTTCTTGCGCTTCTCGGTCGAGAGCTTTGCGTCGGTGATCAGGTCCTGGGGAATCAGGCCGTCCTTGACGGCTCCGTCCATCTCCAGTTCCATCTCGGCGTAGAGGCCATCGGCATCGGCGAAGTAATCGGTCTCCGCCTGGTCTGCTGCAACCCAGTCGGTCCAGTCGCAACCGCCCTCGATGTCACAGGTGCCTGCCTCGACTGAATCCTTCTTCTTCAGAGACTTCGCGCGCTCAGCTTCGCATTCGGCGCACTCGCACTCGTCGTCGTCTTCCTTGTGCTCGGGCTTGGAGGCGATTTCCTTCTGCTGGAACTCTTTGGTCTTCTCGGCCGACTTCTTCGACACACCTTTGGATTGCCCAGAAGGGCCAGGTTCGACACTCTTCTTAGCATCTTCCATCAGCGTGTTGAGCTCTTCGGCTACAGCTGACTCTGAAGCGGCCTGCGCATCCTCAACCTTGTCCCACTTGTTGACGCGGATCTTCGCGTTGACGGTCGAAACCAGGCTGCGCTTCTTTGACTTATCCTCGTCGGATTCAGGAGTCCAGGCTGCCAGGGAATCCTTGAGCGAGTACGCCCGGTCCCTTGTCAGATCCTTGGACTTCAGCTCGACGGTTATGGCACTGAAATCGAGCTGTGTGGTCGCTTTATTCACGTCTATCGATTCCTCGGCTGCTTGTAGATCGAACATTGGTTCCTCGGCTGCTTGCAGATCGGCTTCAAAGATCAAGCCGTCCGTGAGCTGCAGTCCGTTAGCAGCGAAAGTGTTCTGCTCGTTGATTGGTAGGCCCAGGAAGAATGCCTTCTCCAGGCTGTCGGTCAAAACCTTCTTGCTGAGCGTTGTGGCAAATGGATCGGCGGCGAAGTTGATGAAGCTGAGTTCCTCGTTCACCATTGCTCCGGCGATGAGGAACATGTGCCTGCCGTCTTCAATCTCGCCAAGCTTGTGTCCGCACTTACCGTCTTTCGCCCAGTCGGTGTGGCACAGTGAGCAAACAGCAGCATCAGTTTTGAAACCGATGGAAACTGTCAGGTACTCATCAGCCAGCACCTTGCGAATGGCTTCTGGGTTCGTGATCCGGAGTCCCAGATCGGTGTACCCAAGGCCGGTGTACTCATCGAGGTCAACCAGGTTGTCGACGATCCAGTCAACCGACCGGTAGAGATCGTGCCGCTTGCGGCCGTCCCGCTGGTAGAACAGGAAATCCTTGACGACAGGAAAATCCGTTGCGTACTTCCAGCTCTCGTCGATGTACTTGGCTTCGAGTACACGACCGAGGACTTCGCCCTTTTCATCGTGGCTGATCAGAACCGGCCGGGCTGTCCTCAAAACTGTTCCGTCCGAGGCCTTCTGTGGCAGCCAAGTGTGGACGCTTTCCTGCATCTTGTCGGGCCGGTAGAAGCGCCGGTTGCCGTTGACGATGCCGGAGTGGGAAGCAGCTACATGAACCAGCAGACTGTGTCCGGTGTCAGACTTAGAGTCGCGGCATTCGAACAAGTGCCTCTTGTTCTCCTGGACTTCCGTCGGTCGGAAGGTCCAGAAGTCACGCATCTGGATCCAGGCCATGCTTCCTCTTTGATTTACTTGTTGACTACGGTTCCTACGCCGGGGACGGCGAGGGGCACTTGACCTTCAAACCGCGTCGGGATGGGGGTGACGCGCACGTTAGACTGTGGCTTCAAGTTCTGTGCGTCCGCGATCGGCGTCCTGCGAATCTGGAACGGCGCCTGAAAATGCGAGATATTCGTCTGGTTCGGGCTGGACATTTTGGTCCTTCAGGCTCAGTCCAGACTGGATGAGCACAGAGATCAACTCGGGGTCGTATGTGGTGGCCACCAAGGTTTTCAAGTGGTCAACCCCTGTTCGATCCTGACTAGTATAGGAATTCACATCTCCCTCAACGGATTCACTCAGAATCCGGTCTGCAATGCTGTCAATCAGCTTTGCCGACTGCTTCTTCCACCGGGTGATCGATACGGTCCCGTCGCGGCCGCGGAGATCCCCAACGAGGGATGTCAGGGCATCAGTGAATTCAGCTGCGTGCCCTTCGAGACCGCTCTTGGCCTTGGTCGGACCGAGGTTGGATCCGTGCTGATTCGTAGGAGTCGTCTTGTTCTGCACTGACTTCGCAGCGGGTGAGCTCTTCTTTGCTGTGGCGGATTGAGGGCGGCCGCCAGCCTTCAGGTGCGCGGTCTTGGCCTCAAGCACGTTGACCTTGTGGGCTGACGTGACTACAGAGTGATTCGCCTTCGCCTGCAGCAG